GCCTAGCATTGCTCGTCAATACTACGATGTGCCTGGTTCTAGCCTATATCTCAAGTTTGTTGTGGCTGACAGTGTAGATGTTGAAGAAGTTAGTAGAGCTGTTGAAGCGTATCGTAACGACGGGGTGGAATGCCCTGTATACCTCATGCCGATGGGCGGACGTACAGAAGGCTATAACCTCACTGTTCAAGAAGTTGCAAAACTAGCAATGGCGAAGGGGTGGCGATTTACACCAAGACTCCACATTAGCTTATTCGGAAATGCCTGGGGAACTTGATAAAGTTGTACCTTACACAAGAGGCATACACACAGAAGAACAATTTAATAATTTAAGGAAAGATTTATGAACTATATTTTTACTAGCGAAAGTGTTAGCGACGGACACCCAGACAAAGTAGCAGATCAAATTAGCGATGCATTAGTTGATGCTGGGTTGAAGGCAGGCGATATTACTACACGTGTCGCAATCGAAACACTTGTAACTACAAATCATGTTACATTAGCAGGCGAAGTAAAGAACTTTAATGTGAGCAAAGACGAAGTAAAAGAAATTGTACGCAACAAAGTTAAAGATATTGGCTATGAACAAGATGGATTTCATTGGGATAAACTAAAAATTTACAATGAAATCCATAGTCAAAGTGCCGATATTGCACTAGGCACAGACAACTTTGGTGCAGGGGATCAAGGTATTATGTTTGGTTATGCTTGTAATCATACACCTAGTATGATGCCTGCACCTATACATTACTCACACGAAATACTTAAAGAACTTAAAAAACATCGTGGCAGTATTTTAGGACCGGATGCTAAGTCACAAGTAAGTGTTGAATACAATGGTGCAAGACGAGAAGGCATTATTAAGCGTGTTGATCAAATTGTTATTTCAACACAACACACCGAAGGTAATATAGAAGAAGCTAGAGCATTAACTAAACAATCAGCAATCAATGTGTTGGGTGATCTAATCGACGAAAACACCGTTTGGCACCTTAATCCTACTGGAAATTTTGTTATCGGCGGGCCCGACGGTGATGCTGGGGTCACAGGACGTAAGATCATTGTGGATACGTATGGCGGGTTTGCTCCTCATGGTGGCGGTGCGTTTAGTGGTAAAGATCCTACCAAGGTAGATCGCAGTGCTGCATACATGGCCCGGTGGCTAGCTAAAAACGTAGTAGCAGACGAAATGGCAGACTGGTGTAACATTCAATTGTCATATGCTATCGGTGTTAAACAACCAACTAGTATTCTTGTTGATAGCAACGGTCACAACCGCTCAATTGAACGTTTTATTCGTAACGAAATTGATCTAAGTCCAAAGGGTATTATTGATAGATTTGATTTGTTCAACTTTCATAAGTACAGTGAAAACTGTGTATACGGACATTTTGGAGACAAAAATGTTCCGTGGGAAAGGATTGGATGGTAATGAAGAAATGGCTTAAACGAATTACTGGTATCGAAGCTGAAGAACAAGCATTAGAAGCCGACCGCAAACGACTCGAAGAAGCTGAACTAGAGGTGCTCAAAAAACGTGATCCTAAAGCATATGCTACCAAACGTGGAGAACCTTGGGTTAACGTAATTGATGTAAAGGTCAACGAAAACAATGTTCGGAACGGATTTTTTGAACTAGATTGGAATAGTTTCTTTATAGAACAATTAATTGCAGCAGGGTACGGAGAAATTGCTGATCCTGAAGAAGAAGTAGTAGATCGTTGGTTTCGCGATATCGTATTCAACATGCTGAATGAAGAAGGACTTGACACATCAAGAAATTCAGGGTATATTAATGTTGTACCAATTGCAAGAGGCAAATCCGAAGTATCATGAATACATACATTCTTGTAGACACTGCTAATACTTTTTTTAGAGCTCGTCACGTTGTTCGTGGCGACATCGACACAAAGGTAGGCATGGCACTACACATTACACTTAATAGCATTAAAAAGGCATGGCAAGACTTTAACGGTACCCATGTAGTATTTTGTTTAGAGGGTCGTAGTTGGCGTAAGGACTATTACAAGCCTTACAAACGTAATAGACAAGAATCTCGTGACGCAATGAATCCTCGTGAAGTAGAAGAAGATCGTGTGTTTTGGGAAATTTACGACGAATTTAAAGAATTTATTGCAGATAAAACTAACTGTACTACAATTCGACATCCTAACTTGGAGGCTGACGATCTGATTGCAGGCTGGGTACAAAATCATCCAAACGACAATCATGTTATTATTAGTACAGATGGCGACTTTGCACAACTAATTGCACCTAATGTTAAACAATATAACGGTGTAAGCAACACTACAATTACCCACGAAGGCTATTTTGACGACAAAGGTAAGACAGTTATCGACAAAAAAACCAAACAACCTAAGCCGGCACCCGATCCGCAGTGGTTGCTGTTTGAAAAATGTATGCGTGGCGACACCAGTGACAACATTTTTTCTGCATATCCCGGTGTTAGAGTAAAAGGTACAAAGAATAAGGTTGGGTTGACTGAAGCATTTGCTGACAAACAGTCCAAAGGATTTGCATGGAATAACCTTATGTTACAACGGTGGACTGACCACAACGGCGTTGAACATCGTGTTATCGATGATTACACACGCAATGTAACGCTGTGCGATTTAACTGCTCAACCAGACCATGTTAGAACAGAAATTAACAGCACAATTAATTCAGTTGAATCTAAAAATATTACGCAAGTGGGTATGAGATTGATTAAGTTTTGTTCTAAGTGGGATTTGCAACGAGTTGCTGATCAAGCGCAATCGTTTGCAGAACCACTGTCTGCAAAGTATGTAGGATAAGCTATGATAAAAAAGAGTTTTGTTGCAACACCTGTTTTAAAAGATAAGTTTTGGATAATTAACGAAGGCGATACCAAGGTCGGTACCTTAGCCAGAGACAATGACAACTATATATTTTCAGGTAAGGGCGAAATTAGCTTTTACACTGACAAATCAGAGTTGCTAAAAAAGTTTGGAAAGAACTTTTTAACTGCCAAAATTACAACTCCGACGAATAAAGATAAAGAATTTCACGTTCACGACTATCCGTCTAGGTCTGAACCTTTTAACAGCATGTATGATATTAGTCGAAAACTTCCTTTGTTTACAAAAAGCGAAAAGTCAAAAAGTGTATATTGTGCAGGATACTATCTAGTTAAATTTAATGTTAATTGGCTTAAAAGTTTTTGTCCAAAACTTATTACAATTGAGCGTAATGAATACATTGGGCCTTTTAAAACAGAATTAGAAATGAAAGCAGCATTGCACAATGTCAATCGAACCACTTAACACATTACCAATCATACAATATTTACAACAAGTTAAACAAGCAGATGCAAGTAACTCTCCAGAGATACGTATTCCTATAGATCGTGCAAAGTCACTAGCGTATACGTTAGGAATGGTGATGTCACGGTTAGAAGGCGACTTGGAAAAATATGTAAAAGAAGCATTATCATCCGAAAATGAAGTTATAAATATTAACATGGATGCAGGTTCTCGTTGGTAATAACCCGGTTTACGATGATAAATATATACGCATTTAATGGAGCGTAATATGAGTCGACCTAAACCAACAATACTGTTAGATTATACAAATCCTAGAACATACAAAACAGAACAAGTATTATCATCTGAAGCAATTTGGGCAGTATTTTATAAAGGAAAACCTTTTAATTTAAAAAGTTCAAATTCGTTAACAAACTATCCAGGACCCAAGTATAAAAAAACAAGTTTTTCTAACCCCGGACATGCACACAACTTAGCAAAAAAACTTAATACTACTTTTAAATGTAAAGAGTTCGAAGTGTATAAGTTAACTTCGGGTGAACCAATTTGAAAGAAACATATACAAAACTTTTTTTAAAAGAATTAGGCAAAACGATAAACGACCAAACAGTCTCGGAATATATGCCACTATGGTGGCAAAATACACGATCAAACAGTCATACCGGTTTAAGGTTAACAGACAAAGGTTATGAAACTATCTGTGAGATTGGATTGGCAACTTACGACATTCCTTTTCCGTTGGATATGTCTTTAACCACTCAAGTCATTCTTTTCTTAGACAAATTCATTGACTGTCCTTATTACTTAACAAAAAAAGGTATAGTTGTTACTAACGAACGCAAGGCAGTTGAGCTAACGTTGTTTTCGGGCGATGTTAGAAAATATGGAATTGCAAAAGCATTAACACGAAGTAATCAAGAGTAAACACATATCATGGATCTAATAGTAAGTCAACAAAGAAACGAAGTAATTTGGGCTCTGCAACGGTGCGGCACGAATCATCTTAGAGCTATTGCAGCCGCCGGAATATCCGATTGGAGATTGTTGTTTGGTTATAAAAATATTGATAAACTAGCGGACATGAAAGTTACTAGGATAGCCAGAGATCCTTTACAAAGATGGCTTAGCTGGTTTACTTCATTTGTTATAGAAACAAACTCCAACGGGTCTGATAATCCGTTACACAAAGAGTATTCTAACATAGATGTTAGAAATTGGAATGTTGCTGATGCAAGATTGTTTTTTACCGAGTTTGAAAAAAACATGTACAATGACTATCACACTATACCTCAACACATAGGGTATTTCGAGCATGAAAGTCTAAACCATAACAGTCACTTTGTATTAATGGAAAACATTGACTTATATCTCCGAGTTAGTCGCAAGCAGCATCAGCCAGCGTTCAAAGAAGTATTTTATAACTTAGAGTCTACTGTACAACAATATATTATGAACACTGTATGCGACTTATATGAAAAAGACTTTTTGTGGTTAAATGAACTAGATCTCAGACTAGTCTTGCCAACACAGAACACATCACTAACGTAAAAAAATCTTCAACAACTGAAAATTTATTCTTGACAACACTGTAATGCACTGCTATTGTAAGACATAGGCACTGAAATCACAGAAAGGAATACACAATGTCTGAAGCACGTACTGTTACTCCGAACAAAGCAAAAAATAGCTTGCGTCATGCAATGCGCAAAAAACGCCCTGTTTTTATGTGGGGTCCTCCCGGAATTGGTAAATCTGACATTGTTGCTCAGATTACTAACTCGTTTAAGAATAGCCTGTTGATCGACGTTCGTTTGTCGCTGTGGGAACCCACTGACATCAAAGGTATTCCGTATTTCGATACCAACAGCAGCAAAATGGTGTGGGGCGCTCCTGCCGAACTGCCCGATGACGAACTGGCTGCTAAGTATGATAACATTGTTCTTTTTCTTGACGAAATGAACAGTGCTGCGCCTGCGGTGCAAGCCGCTGCTTATCAGCTGATTCTTAACCGTCGTGTCGGTCAATATCGTTTGCCCGACAATGTTATGATTGTTGCGGCTGGTAACCGCGAAGCTGACAAGGGTGTTACCTATCGTATGCCTGCTCCATTGGCAAACCGTTTCATCCACTTGGAACTTGCTGTTTCGTTTGATGACTGGTTTGAGTGGGCAGTTAATAACCGAGTTCACAAAGACGTTGTAGGTTTTCTTAACTTTGCTAAAAGAGACCTGTACGACTTCGATCCTAAATCTCCTAGCCGTTCGTTTGCAACTCCGCGTTCGTGGTCGTTTGTAAGTGAACTGCTTGAAGACGATCTTGACGAAAGCACAACTACTGACCTGGTTGCAGGCGCAGTTGGTGAAGGCCTTGCTGTCAAGTTTATGGCTCACCGTAAGGTTGCTTCTAGTATGCCCGACCCTGCCGAAATTCTTGCCGGCAAAGTCAAAGAGATGAAAACTAAAGAAATCAGTGCCATGTATTCCTTGACTGTTTCTCTTTGCTACGAGCTGAAAGAAGCTGCGGATAAAAACGACAAGCGGTTTGACGAGAAAGTCAACAACTTCTTGCGTTTTGCAATGGATAACTTTGATACCGAACTTGTTGTTATGGGTATCAAACTTGCATTGACTCAATATTCGCTTCCGATTGATCCGGATGCAACTGAATGTTTCGATGAATTCCACGAACGTTACGGTAAGTATATTAAGGCTGCACAAGCGGCGTAATATGGTAGAAGATGGGCAAATTGAAAAATTTGCCCATTTTTTATTCAAGCGGTTGACTTGTAATGTAAATAATGTTATATTACATCATAAACGTAACAATGAGGTAAACTATGTCTACTAAAAAAACTCAAAGCAAACTAAAAAACTGGCAGCCTGATCCTAACATCACGCCCGAACAACTGGAAAATATGCGTAAAGAAGTTTACGATCGTATTGTTGTTGCTCGCATCGGTCTGTTGCTTCGTCATCCGTTTTTTGGTAACATGGCTACTCGTTTGCGTATCCAGGCAGCTGACGATTGGCTTATGACTGCTGCCGTAGATGGCAGAAACTTGTTTTTCAATACGCAGTTCTTCAATGCAATGAATAACAAAGAAGTCGAATTTGTTATTGCACACGAGATTCTGCACATGGTATATGACCATTTGGGTCGTCGTGATGATCGCAATCCTATGCTGTATAACATTGCAGCCGACTATATTGTAAACAACCTTCTTGTTCGTGATCGCATTGGTACTAAACCCCGAGTAGTGGATTGTTACCAAGACTTTAAATACGATAAGTGGACCTCGGAAGAGGTTTACGACGACTTGTTTAAACAAGCTAAAAAGAATGGCGAGGAGTTTGTAAAACAACTTGGCGAAATGCTAGACGAGCATCTTGATCTAGAAGGCGATGGCACCGAAGACGGCGATGGCAAAGGAAACGTTCGTCCGAAATACAGTAAGGCAGAGCTCGATCAAATCAAAGACGAGATCAAAGAAGCCATGCTGCAAGCGGCTAGTGCTGCCGGTGCAGGCAATTTGCCTGGTGAAATTGCTCGCATGATTAAAGAAATCACTGAGCCTAAGATGGATTGGCGTCAGTTGCTTCGTCAACAGATCCAAAGCACTATTCGTAGCGACTATACGTTTAGTCGTCCCAATCGTAAAGGATGGCATACTGGTGTTGTATTGCCCGGCATGAACTTTGCTGAAACAATTGACATCTGTATTGCACTGGACATGAGCGGGTCTATCGGAAACGATCAGGCGTCTGACTTCCTTGGTGAAATCAAAGGCATTATGGACGAATACAAAGATTACCAAATTAAATTGTGGTGCTTTGATACTAAGGTCTATAACGAACAGGATTTCAGTGCCGATTGTGGCGAAGATTTGACTGAGTACAACCTCAAAGGCGGTGGCGGTACTGATTTCATGTGTAACTGGACATACATGAAAGAACAAGGCATTCAGCCAAAGAAGTTTATTATGTTCACAGACGGCTATGCATGGAACAGTTGGGGTGATCCGGAGTATTGTGATACAATCTTCATTATTCACCAAAATCACGATAAGAACCTTGAAGGCCCGTTTGGCATAACAGCACACTACGAGAAAACTGCGTGATACGTAAAGGTAAAATAAACCCTTTAAATGTGCTGGATATACGGAGGACAGAGTTTTGTCCTCCGTATTTCGAAACAATATCTGTTACGTTTTCTTATAACTTGCTCAAAGCCCTTAATGATTGGATATACGATAACGTATCAGGTAGATACTACATCGGGCAAACTGTAGAATTAGTTGACGACGATTCGCAATTTAAAAACAAAATAAAAGTAGGATTCGAAAATCCCGGAGACATGAGCTATTTTATGCTGGCTTGTCCACTTTTAAAATACAAATAATTACTTCAACATATATAATATACAAAGGAGAATAAATTATGGCCGAAGAAAAAACTGCAACAAATTCACAGGATCTAAACATTCAAGATTTGGCTGCAATGAAAGCAATTATCGATCTTGCAAGCGAACGTAATGCTTTTAAACCAGCCGAAATGGCTGTAGTAGGTACTGTGTACAGCAAACTGGATCTTTTTCTAAAAACAGTAGAAGAACAACAAAAGATTGCACAAGCACAAGCTGCTGCTAAGGCTGCTGCAACTGAAACTCCTAGCAAGGGAGAAACCACAGATGCCGGCGCTTAAACACGTAGGACGTTTAAAAAAGAGCAAAAGAAGAGCAATAGTTGCTTATAGAACTTTGCCAAATGACCCATTTAATGCGTTGGTAATTTTTACCGATTCGTTGAATGCTGACGAACACGCTAGTTTGATAAGATGCGTTGAAAGCGAAGCTGGACAATCGGCATATGAGCTTGCAGAAGCAATGGCACGAACATATCTAGTCGACGGACGCAACATGCTTGCTGGTTTTCACGGAACTGGTAAGCTATTTAAAATTGCAACGAACGAAATTGAGATGATTCCAGATCTACATACAACTGTTGGATTAGATGAATTGAATCAAATAATTGCTAATCAGCGAGGAGTTTCGTTAGAGGATCTTTCGTTAAAGGGACCTAATACACCGCAACAGGAAACAAGTAATACATCTCCTGTTAAAGAAACAACTGCGGTTACAAATAGCGCACCTACAAATAGTGTCTTAACCGACGAAGACTTGGCTGCTTCTTTGAGAAGTCAAGCAGACTCTTTATTTAAAGAAGCCAAACGTCTAAGAGAGCAGGCAGACGAACTTGTTCCGACAAAAAAGAAAGCTAAGTCTACTATTGTCGAAGAATCATAAAGTAAAGCGCATTTCCGACGAGGATTGGCAAGAAATACTTGACGAAGTGAACATGGACTTCTTTCCAGTTGAATATCTCAACAGTATCATTATAAAATTTGAAAATGGTACTATATGGGATATTGACATTAATGGAAGTAGAAAAACTCATACACTTGAGGATATAGAAGACACATTAGACGAATTATTTGAAGAATACGAAGATTCGATGGAAACTATAAACTTTAAACTTGATTTAGAGCGTATTAAACACGATTTAAGTCGCAGAGTTTATAGATTTCTCAAAACCAACAAATAATAAATCTCCTAGCGTGATAAATATATATAACAATTACGCTAGGAGATTTTCAATATGACATTGCGATTAAGACGCGGTACAGACCTTCAAAGACAAAGCATTACATTTTCTGAAGGTGAACTTGTATACGTAACAGATACCGGAGAACTATATGTTGGTGACGGATCAACAGTAGGCGGTACTTTAATTGTCGGCGGTGGTGGCATTACTAGTGCTCTTACATCAAACCTAAATTTAAGTGGATACGAAATTAATGGTAATGGTAACATTGCTATTAACGGAACTGTATCAGCCTTGGCAATTGACAGTGGTATTGTTAGCGTAGATAGTACGTTAATTGTCGACAACGTAAACAGCGCATTTTATGGATCGTTCATCGGCGACGGTAGTTTAATTACTAATATATCGCTAGGTGATTTAAATGATTTTAACCTAGGAACATTAAACCCAGGTGACGTAATATCCTGGGATGGTGCAGAGTGGATTAATACACCAAATACATCGACTATTATACTTGACGGTTCCAACCAACAAATTAATATTATCGGCAGTGATAGTAGTATGTTAGTTAACAGCGATACTAATACACTTAGTGGAACAATATCTGCTGATTTAATTATAAATAACGACATTATAATACAAAATACTGTGTCAAATAAAGCAATGCGTTTTCAATTAAATTCAGCAGGCGACTTATCCGGAAATGGCACAGACAGAGGTCAAATCTTTTTTACTCGAAATGACATTAACGGAGAACAGTTTGAGGCAGTTATAGGCGGTGGTCGTGGTGGAATATATTTACATGTAGACGAAACCGCAGTGTTTCCTGAGTCAACAATTGTGTTGCTCAATAATTTAGGTAACTTAGGATTAGGAACATACACTCCATCTGAAAAACTAGATGTGAAAGGCAATGCTGTATTCACCGGTAGTGTAACTGCAAGCGAGATGCTTTTAACCGGAAGTTTAAAATTTGACGATGACAGAGCATATACAGCGATTTCAAGTCCTGTTAGCGGCGAGATGATGTATGATACCGTTACCACGGATGGTGGATTATACATGTATAATAACACTGTAGGATGGACCAGAGCAGTTGTAGAAGAACTTAGCGAAAATGCAATTGTACTTAGTACATTCCTAAAATTAGGACCAAGCGACACCAGTTCCAGAGATGGATTCGGATCTGACAGCAATTCAATCGACGGTGCAATGTTCTATAATATAGACGCTGAAAGAATACAATATTATCAAGCAGATTCTTGGTTTAGTATGCCAAACCAATCTCTTGAAGAAGACGCAGATGTAAGATTTGCTTCAGTAACTGCTAATACTTTTATTAGTACAGGTGGTGGCGCTCCTACACTAGAAAGCGAAACAGTTATCGACTTGCAAGCCGGCGAACGTGTCAGAGTAACTACTAGTCCGTTTAGATTAGCACAACTTACAACAACAGAAAGAAACCTAATTAGCCCAGTTGCAGGCGATTTAATCTACAACACAACAGATAACAGATTCCAAGGTTATCAAAACGGCGGCTGGATTAACCTGGATGACGGTACTTCTGCATAACAAAAGAACCAAAGGATAGTCTATGAGTGAAAAGTATTACCAAGTTGGTACGCACACACCCGATCAATGGTACGAAATACATAATCAATTAATGTCTAGTGGAGGAACAGATACTATTCCTTCAAGATGTGTAATGTGCGTAGATGAGAAACCTCATAGCCCTACTAGAGGTACGTTTTTACTTACAGACGAAGAAGCCGAAACATTAAAAACAGATCCAAGAGTTAAATGGATTAACATAGATTTTACAAGCTATCCAGAGCAATTTAAACCAAATCCTAGCGAGCTTCAGGCAACTAGTGCAGAATTATTAACACGTTGGCAAAGCAATGTTAAGGTATACAGAGATTTTGAAAATACTAATTCATTACCTGTAACTCCAGACAACACTGATATAAACAGAACAGGATATCAGTTGTTACGACCTATGCAGAAATTAGATCCGTGGGTTGCTGGCAGTCTTGATGATAGTTCAGTTGTGACTAGCAACATTCAGCAATTTGGCGATGGTAGAGATGTTGATGTTATTGTTGCAGATGACGGTGCTGGATGGATAGGACACCCCGAATTTCAAAACAATTGTACAGGTGCCAAACCTACATATTATGTAGGAGGCAACCGTTTACCAGGTAACGGAACTTGTGATATATTAGATATTGTGCTAGATGCACCATATTATTTGGATCCGGATTATTTTAATGCAAATTCAGCCGAACGTTTAACTACACGTTGGGATGGCACAATTGTTCCGGTTGAAAGTGTTGCACGTAGTTGGTGGGCATCAACTGCAAATAGAAGTGGCACATTTAACAATTTATATCCGTCTGCCGGTACTGTTACTGTTACAAGTTCTTACACTCGTGCATATTGCAATGGGTCTAACACTGCACAAAGCAGTGTAGGAGAGCATTGTACACCTTGTATGGCCCTTACATACGGTAGAACACAAGGATGGGCATACAATGCTAACAAATGGGTCCTCAATCATTATGGCACTAATGGCGCAGATATAGAACCAGGATTTGATTTACAAAAAATATTTCATCAAACAAAACCAATAAATCCAAAGTATGGCACTAAAAATCCTACAGTAAGTTCTAATAGTTGGGGATATAGATCTAGTAAAGGCACTACAAACGGATACTATCATTTCCGAAACGACGACCCTGTTCAATATCCAGGTACTAGCAGCGAGCCTGCATTTATAAGTCATATGGGATCACAGGGCGACAGCGGACGTTGGAAAAGCGAATTTAAGCCAAGTTCGCTAACTACTGCGTTAGACGAACTAATCGATGTCGGTGTAATATTTGTAGTTGCAGCAGGTAACAGTAATCAAAAACAAGTTAACTGGGGACACCCTGACTTTGACAATTATATCAGTGCAACATCAACACAAACACTAGAAGAAACAACATACAGCGATATTGGACAAGCTGTATACGGCACCACTAATAGAAGAGGGTTCCCGCAACAGGGCGGAAAAACTGTTAACCCTAGTACAGGCGAAGTTACATACAAAACTATAAACGTTGGTGCGTTAGACGACGATTTTACAAATGGCGACGAACGTAAAGTAGGATACAGTGATAGAGGCGAAGGCATTGATGTTTATATGCCTGCAGACGGTACCTTAGCAGCAAATAGAAGTTACACACCCGAAGGAATATATCCGGACACTTATCCAGGATTTACAGCAAATAGTGGTAGCGGTGCTGGAGTACCAGAGGATACTGGGTTTAGTGGCACTAGTGCAGCATGTCCAGTAGCAGCAGGATTTATTGCCTGTTTAATGGGTCTCAATCGTGCATGGACATATCAAGATGTAAAAAATTATTTTCAGAGTTTAGATGTTCAGTCTTCGGATGACTTTTATTATGGGGTAGAATCAACAACAGCTACTAGTACTAATTGGACCGATTATAACGGTTTAGAAGGTGGAGATGCTAGAGTAGGATATCAAGACATTAGTAAAATACCACAAACTACATTTCCAATAAGAGTTAGTCGCGTATCTAACGGATTAAATCTTAAAAATATTGCAGTAACATACGTTGGAAGATTTGATAGAGGTTAATAATTTGCATTTAGCAAAGTCTGTAAAAAAGTATGAATACTGTTGACAAAATTTTAAATATAGCGCATAATATAGTATGATTACATTTATATACGGATATTTATTTTATTATATTGCTGCTCTCATCGGTATTTCTATAGGATATCATCGATATTTTACACATCGTAGTTTTGAAACTTCGTCGACATTAGAAATAGTCATGCTATCTTTTGGGCTTATTTGCGGCGGAAGAAGTGCATTAACATGGGCAGGCGTACACCGAATGCATCATGTAAAAAGTGATACCGAACAAGATCCTCACAGTCCTATTTATAAAGGAGTTTGGAATGTATTATCTAGCAGATGGCATGTAGAATATATTCCAAAAAAGCATATTGTAGACTTGTTAAAAAATCCAAGAATTGTATTTTTTCATCGCTACAGAAAACATATACATTTAACGTATGCCGGTATTATAGCTCTGCTAGGAGGTATAAATTTGTTTATTATTTTTGTTTTTATGCCATTTATCCTTTCATGGGTCGGATTTGGGTTACTCAATTGGTTAGCACACAGATCTGGTACTCCGGCTGACATACCTATTTTAAATATTATAGCACCCGGCGAAGGATGGCATAAGTATCATCATGACAATCCTAGATCGTATAAACTACATAAACTTGATATAGCAGGAATACTTATTGAAAGATTTTTTATTAAACCAAAGTTTAGCAGTAAGGACTAACATCTTACCTGAAGTTCAGGTACACATTAGTAGTATAACACCTACATACGATAGTGTTATGCACTATAAAACAAATATCATTGATTGGCTTAAACCTATCGTCGATTTGACAAATTTTAATGTGTATCCTATGAACGGAATTACAGAAGGTTTAAACTGGTGGAGTGGAACTAGCAAGTATAATATTTGGAGAGAACCGGGTGAATACCAATGGATAGATAACATTAATGGAAGAATGCACCCTACTATAATATATCAAAGTATACCTAGTGCTATAGATGGTAATTTTAAAACTGTAAAAACCGATAGCCCGGTTGCATTAGATCTAGCATACGTAGGAAGTACTAGAATTCAAAAAATTGCATTGCCCGATAATGTGCAGTATGTATTCTATAGTTTAAGTAAAAGTTTTGGTATTAGTAATATTAGAACAGGTTGGTTTTTTTGCAGAACGCCGGACGAAAAGCAAGAAGCATTAATACATAGTGCAAAGTATTATAACTATTTTGCTCATCAAGTAGCAGAAAGTATCATAAGTAAATTTGATATTGACTTTGTTTATAAGTCATTGTATAATAAACAAAGAAAAGTATGTGAAGAAATGAATTTTATACCAAGCGATAGCGTTTGGTTAGCAACTACAAAAAATAGTGACTATAGTAAATTTAGAAGAAAAGATGACATAGCTCGTATATGTCTTGCAGGAGTCTATAAATGTTAAAAAAACATCAATTACCTACCATTATGAATTTCAATTTAGAAATTGATCTTGAACGTTTACAAAAAGAGTGTGACGCACTGGCTGAAAAATTTGTTGATGTGCGTACAGCAAATCCAATGCTGTGTGATAATCACATGAAATTGGTCGAACAAGTATATGACAATTTTGAACAAATAAATCTAACAACCCCTAGCGAAATACTTCCTTACGAAGCTAGTATTAAAGAAAGACTTCGCAGACGAGAAGAACACTTGTATAATGTTCCAACACAAGAATATACCGATAGTTACTTCGAACATGTTGTAACTCAACTAAAAGCAAAAGCTAGTAGAGTACGCATAACAAAACTTGCTCCAGGTAAAGTAATACCGTTTCACGTAGATTATGATGTTACCTATGCTGTTCGATGCATTTGTCCTATATATACTGATCGCAATGTAGTAAACTTGTTTAGACGTGACGACAAGTTAGAAGCATACAATCTCGAACCAGGTAATGCGTATTTCCTAAATATTGCATATCCTCATGCAGTAGTAAACATGAGCGACAAACCTAGGATAGCACTTATGTTTAGTTTAGACGGGCAAGACGATTTATTAAATTTATGAATGTTGTAATTGAAGAATACGCCGAAAGCAATCGGGGTGAATTAGAATCTTTTAGACGCCAGACTATAAAAGAAGGCAACGATAGTTTAAAAAGTGATAAATTCAACCCCGAAGCCATTGATGGTAAAATTTGGTGTGCTTATATTAATTCAGAACTAGCAAGTATAAGCGTTGCTGAAAAAAGTCATTACACAGATGATCCTGATATTGCTGTTAGAATCTGTCGTTATCATATATTAAAAAAATATCGTCATAGCCATTGCGGATTTAAAATGTTACCGTATCAAATCGAATGGGCAAAACAAAAGAATTTTAAAATACTCTATTGGACACACGATATACATAACACGCCGTTAAATGCGTTATATCAACATAAAAAACGTATGACAGATCCTGATTCGAAACAATATTTTGAGTCTAGTTGGTATAAGCAAGTTAAAACGGATTATAGATGGCTATTTAAAGTAAATGAAAATCCACATAATAAGTTTTATCAATACGTGTACTATATTGACTTACAAAATGAAAACTATGTTTGGATGCCAAAAAAATGTGCTTTTTGGTACAATCATAACGGAAACATAAAGGATACATTACTTAATGAATGATATTTATTTTAAAGTGAAAATCGATTATGATAGGCAGAAATTAGCAGATATATGCTATAACTTAGATAGAGAAAATCGATGGGATGGACATATTCCGCACTGGTGGGATACAAACAAATACACCATAAACAACTTTACCGCAGTAAGTTACAGATACTATCCTGATCTCCAAGACATGGAACCTATAAAAACAATTAGAGAGCAATTAAATTTTGATTATCTCGATTATAAAACTACACAATTAGTAAAATTTCCTGCTAATCACGGTCCTACAATACACAGAGATAAAGAACGGGCAACTGCAATATTATTTCCTATTTTTACATTCGAAGAATACGGTCCTATCGATTTCTATAAAGACGAAGATACTAGTTATTATTTTAGTGTTGACTATAGTGATTCGATGCTTGTTTTTAATGCTAAACACTTGCACGCAGTTACTACTAAAAATCAATCCAGGTATAGTCTACAATTTGATATCAAAGAATCGTTTTCGGAAGTATATAATAAGTATATAAACGGAGAATTTTTTAAATGTTGAGAATACACGGAGTACAAATATGCAGTGCTATGATTACCACTATTCCAGTGTCGATAGGAACACTCTGGGCATATTTAAGTACAAAACCGGATATTTTTAACAATTTAGAACTCTCAGGGTTTAGTATTAGAGCCGAAGATACAGTGTTAGAACTGCTTGACGATATTAAAGACCCTGATATTGTTTTATGTACTTTGTACATGTGGAACAGAAATAGAACAAATAAATTAACTAAAGCTATTAAAGAAAAATATCCAAATTGTAAAATTATTGTCGGTGGTAATGACGTACCTCAAAATGTCGACAGATTAATTAAATTTTCAAAAGAAAATCCACAATATGACTATTATGTTTGGAGTGAAGGTGAAATAGCATTAGAAAATATAATAAGAAAAGAATTAGGATATGAGCATCTAGACGATTGTTTTACTTACTACGAAAATAGTAATTTAAAAATACAAACAACAAAGAGATATTTAAATCATAAGACTGAATTAGATATTCCTAGTCCTTGTGCAATGGGAATATACAACGATATAATAAAAAAATATAAAGATAAAATTGAAATACAAGGTGTATTAGAAACAAATAGAGGGTGTCCGTATAGTTGTACATTTTGTGATTGGGGACTAGAAGAAAAGCTTCGTAAATTTTCTATCGAGCGTATTAAACAAGAAATTGACTGGATGGTTGATAACGTACAAGAAATGATGATTGCTGATGCCAATTTTGGAATACTTAGTCGAGATGTTGAAATATCAAAATATATTGTAGAACGTACAAAAAGACCTGACGCAGTTTTACATAGTACAAATGTTACATATGCCAAAAACAACAAAGAACGAGTCTTAGAAATAGCAGAAATCATGGAAAAACATGATTTAAATCGTGCAGGGGCAAGTTTTAGTCTTCAAACATTACATCCACCTACTAATGCTGTTATAAAAAGAGAAGATATTAAAACATTAAGTAATATGCAGTGGATAGCAGATAATTTTAGTGCTAGGGGATTACCATTTTATAATGAAATTATTATGGGATTACCTCTAGAGACTAAAAAAAGCTACTTAGATGGAATTGAAAGATTGTTAGATTTCAATCCATTTGAAATACATATGTACAAATTAGCATTATTAGAAAATAGCGAAATGTCGTTAGATCATCAATCAGACAAATATGGAATGAAATGGTCAAAATTTCCTCAAGGTCCAAGTAAATATGATGACGAAGTAGAATATACATATTTGATAAATTCAACTAACACAATGTCGTTTGAAGAAATGAAATACATTCGTGGTATACGAGATATGGTGCAAGTATTATGGTTTGGAAAAATTACTATGTACATAATGAGATATTTAAAATCTCGCTATCAAATAGGATTTATTGAGTTTTTTGAAAATATTTTTAAAGAAATATGCAATACTCATTTAAAACAAAAGTTTTTAGATTCGTTTTTAGATATAAGAGAATCTGATAATGTAGAATTTTATTACGACTACAATAAAAATGCACCATTCCAAAGATACACAAATAGTTGGATTTTTTTAATTTCTAATATAGATGAAATTTATGATATTATTAGAGAGTCATTAATTAAAAATCAAAACATTAATGTCGAAGAGCTCGATGATGTTTTACATTTTAATAAAGAAATTTTAATAGATAAAAATGTAACTATTAAAAAATCATTTGAAACAAAATATAATTGGTTTAGATTTTTTAGAGAAAATAAATTAATCAAGGAATTGTGTGTTTGGGATGTTAATGTATATAAATTAGGAACTCCTGCATACGAGCCAACAATCAAAGATGCATTATATTTTGCAGCCGGAGGACACACCTATATTTTTAACAAACAAAGTGCATTTACATATCAACGAGGAAAAATTAACGGGCAGGAATTTGTTCATCGAGTTGGGAGATTTTTCTTTCCTCACGAATCAATTCAAGAAGATCTTCCCAAATAACATCGGGTTTAAAATACCATCCACTTACTATACGTCTGCTGTTTGAATAATTTTTCACACTGTGCCATGCACCGGCTCTTAAAAGATATGGAGTATCATCTATGCTACTATAAACAAAATCAGGATCTTTATACCAACGATTATTGGTTAAATGAACGCCTCCAATTTCACATAAATGTGTTTGCAATTCCTCTTCAGGAGTTAACTTGTGAAATCCGACTTCTGTTTTATAATTGCAATTACTTAAAGGAAAACTTATTATAACAGATGATGTAACGTGTTTGTGCATGTCTAATGAAGAAAGTCTCGACGACTCATATCCTTTTCTTGTATCAGTTTCGGTAAAAAACGCAACATTTCCTAAATTTTTTCCAATGTATGTATTTTTAAATGCATTAATATTTGGAAATTGAGTTTTATCGAGACTTTCGATATCAAAAACAATATTGTGTTCGTCCGGTTCTTTAACATTGTCAACAAAAAATCCATTATGATTTTTATGTAATGTTTCAACATCTATTCCGTACAGATATAGATATGCTTTCCTAAATTCATCACACAGATACTTAGTTTCATTTACTATTTCAAATACAAACTCTTCTTTAGACATTTTAATTCTTTACTTTCAAAAACGTGCTGCCTAGAACATTTTTTTTATTTTCTTCAATTCTAGGATCTGTCCATTCTTTTTTTAATTTAGGCAAAGACAAATAATTTTTTGGAAACGATTCTATATTTGTTAAAAACTGTTCATTTGGTTTCCATGGTGCTCCTATACATAAGGTGTACTTATCATCGGTTCCATTATTTTCCATTCCATGAGGATGAGCACCGTTAATAATATATGTATCTATATTTGGTATAAAATGTTTTTCTTCGTTGGCATCAAAGAAAAACAGCGTGTCAGTTCTTCCTTTAATGACCCATCTAAATTTATACTGTTCTGTGCCATATTCCTTTGCTGCACTGTCTATATGATGATTTAACTCTTCTCCGGGTACAGTTTTTATAACAGTTACGTTACCTTTTCCTCCTATAAACGGAAATATAATTGTTTCTATAGTTTGTCTAATTTTTGAAGTTTCTGGTAATACCCAATCCTGTATCCAATTTCCTTCAATTCTAGTATTATATAAACTACACATCAACGCTCCTTGGAAGTTTACATAAAACCACTCTACATTATTAAGTTCTGATATATCAATTTCTGGCAAATTTAATGTTGTTAAATTTATATAAGTTAAACTATTCATTAAGATACACTCATGTTGCTGTGAACAAAATCAACTCCGTCATCTGAAACAACGGCATTAATTATTAACCATATACTATCATCCGTTGACATATTAACAAGTGAATGAGATTTAAATGTATTAACAACATATAAACTTCCTTGCTTAAAATGCACAAAATTATTATCAAGCATAAATTGTACATTAGGAAAATCTGTATTATAAATAGGAGATAGGATTCTAAAAGACAATACTCTGCCAGATTCTTCTCTTAGTGCTTCGTCCCTATGTGGAGGAAAGTATCCACCGGGCGGAAGTTTTAAAAAATGAGTTCGCAATAAAAAACTTTTCATAGGCGTAAGTAAATTTTTGACTTGATCGATATCAAAAACAGGAGTAGGCTGTCTAAAGTCAATTTCGGACAATGTTGTACCGTGTTCGTTATTGTACTGCGGCAAGCTGTCTAAATCCGGACCACTTATCAGTTTACCGGTATCGTTAATAATACTTAATCCATATCTTTTAATTTTTTTTCTTGGGTTATATTGGAACCAATTATCTTTATAAATTTCCAAATCATCTAGTAATTTAGAACAATTTATTTTTGGACGCAACTCTATTATATCCCCAAGATGGAATATTCTATGAAAATTAAAAAAATATGTATTCATTATATATTAATTTATCAAATTGAATTCTATTGGTTGCTTTTTTTTGGTAGGAAATACAAAATTAGGTTCAAGATGATGTTCTCTACGAGGACGATTGCTGTCTTTAACACCTACTCCCATTAGAAGACTAACTCCATTTTTAGTGTTTAATATACGTGAAACATTTTCAATATCAAAACAAGAACAGCATCCTGTCGAATAACCTAGTATTGATGAAACAAGGTTGGCATATCCTGCTGCAATTCCGATGGCAACTTGCTGATCTCTATCTAGTACCCACTTATCTTCACTAGATGCGGTTTTTTCTTTAAAATTTTGAACTTCAACACTACGATATATATCACTATCTGGTTGACTAAAATAATCTATAGGTTCAAACGCAATCAAAAGATTAGCCAATGTTTGCGAATTAGTTTGACTTTCTCCAGTTTCAAAATTTACTGTAAATCCATCTGTAAAGGAGTGGATACTTTCAATAATGTTTCTATTAGTAATAAAATGCACTTTATAGTAAGCAACGTTCTGCTTACTAGGGCAGTTTGTAACTGCATGTATAAGCAAATCCATGTCTTCGGCTAGAATGTCTTTTGATAAATCCCAATTTCGTTGGCAGTGCTGACTTTTAATAATAGCATGTTTTATATTTTCATGAGTAATGTGCATAGTAGAATCTCCTTATATTAAAGTATTTATATATTTTTTTTAGGAATTTTACTGTCAGCACTGCTTACACATGATTCTGTAATACACGGCATAGGAGTATTGAAAATTTTAAACCCTGTTTCTATGTTGCCTAACGGAACATCTCCGCAGGAATATGAACGTTTAACAGAACCGTCAGGTTCTCGAATAATAATTCCTTGATACCCTGCATTACAATGCCATCCTTTAAATTTATTAAAATTAAAAGCGTTAAACCGTTCAGCTTGGTCTATGTACCACGTTTTGCCCTTACTATCTTTAAATTCTACCTGAAAATGACTAGGAACACTAGCATCCATTTTTTCATTCATTCCTGGAGGTATTTGAAATGTTGCTGCTGGCCTGCTGTTCCATTTACGTTTTATTTCTGTGTATGCTCGCTGCGGCATTCCATTGTGTAAACGTTCAAGCATATCATCAGTATATCCATCTACAACTCGGCTTGCTGTAGGGTCGCTTTGAGGCTTTAACGTTACGTTTATACCCTGCTCGTGAAAGAACAATGCGTTGTCCCAATCCTTTTCAAACCATTCAGGAACCATAACCATGTTAATTGTAACTTGCACATCGTGCTCCTGGCACAATATCAGCTTATCTGCAAACTCTTGCATTTTGTCTACAGTGTTCAAATGTTCTGTGTGCAGACTAGCAGTAATACTTGCACGATGAAATGGCTTAGCACGTTCTACATAATCTTCAAACCAGCTCACCGATCGTGAGCAGTTTGAAGTCATATGAATACTAGTATAATTAGTATTAGGAACATCATCGGCAAGATACTCGAGAATATCCAAATAGCCAGGATGAAAGGTAGGCTCACCGCCAGATAAACTAAAATGAAAGCTATTAAAACCGTTAGCACGAGCCTGACGCTTTATTTCGTCAATCGTTTTGAGGCATAGTTCTGTAGGTCTATGATCTTTTCTGTCGGATCTTGCATAAGGCCAGCAGTAGCTACATCTGTAGTTGCAGAATCTGCCAAGTAGCCAAGATACAGTAAATATGTCTCTATATAAGAGTGTCCGTTGTCCGACTCGGACAATGTCGTCAAACGGGATTTTGGTAAAGTCATAGTTGCTCCATTTTAAATCTTCAGTCATAATTTATTTTTAAATTCCAACGTGTTTACAATATTTGCATGTTTTGCTAAACGTTCTTCGTGTACAGATTTTACTTCATCGCCATATCCAATACAAATAAATAAAATAGGATGCCAGCTATTTGCATCAGAGTCAGTTAATCTTAAATGTTCACTGGCATAGGTTTTATCAAATCCTGCACAAAACGCATGATCTAGACCTAATTCTGTAACTATGTTAACTGTATGCCAAGCACAGAATGCAGCGCCGATTACACTCGAATCTCTTCCTACTTTGAATCTGTCAGTTTTATGCCATAAGCTATGATCTTCTCCGTCGTCCGGAAAACTAACACAAAGCAATAAAGGAGCAAATACTTGTGGATTGACACAAAACTTTTTTTCTTGCATATAACGACGGTAGGTGTTATCAAACCCTGTAAACTTCCAAGCTCTTGCTTCAGCTAGTGCGCTTGGCGTTTTGTGTATATCGTCGTACGGAGTTAACGCTGCTTCAAAAACTTTTTGTTTATATTCATCAGGAACAACATCTATTCTATAATTAAATTCGTTGCATATAGCAGGGGTAATACCGTTTGCATTTCTTAGAATAATATCAATCGTTTGTTGATCTATGGGTTTATCAATAAAACTATACTGTGTAGCCCTATTATACATCATTTTTTCAATGAACAACATGTTTAACATTTCAGGACTGTGTTCTAATTCTTGCAAAAATCTGTTTTTTAGTATGATAAAGTATTCTCGATCAGAAACATTTTCAATCAAGCTAAGAATATCTTCTGCTAGTCGAGCATGTACATCCAATTCTACATCAGTAGATTTTAATTGTAGTTTATTATTTTCGTAAAACTTGTGCAAACAAAAACGTATTTCAAAGTCATTTTTATCACGTATACCGGCTGCATATGCATCAACTATTGTTAGCATATCTCTTCGACACTTTTTAAATTCTAATGTCCTATTTGGGTAATTATCTAAAACATAGTTATAGTATAAATCTACTAATTCGTGTTTTTTGCTTTGAATATTTTTATATGTATCAGATTCTTCAGTCATAGTTTGTATACTAGCACCTTTTCATATGTTTGTCAATTGTATATATCCAATCTAGAAACAAGGATGACAATTTAACAATATTTTACACTATATATTTCGAAGATTCCTCAAGACCTCTACATCCACATCTTGTCTGTTGACAAATTATTGATGAGTTTGAAAGCAGGAAATTATTTTTAAAATCCTCATTAAAAATGTTAGATATAGTAGTATACTTGTGTCCGCAGGACATGTATCCTACTAAACCAGTGTGATATATTTGTATAAACTGTGTCGGAGCCAAACAAGTGTATCCACTCCACGACCCACTAAATTGTTGCATTTTCCATGTGTTGTATTCTTCTTTTTCGTCTTTAAACACAATATAAGTGCTGTCATTATCCTTGTTGTAGTGTTTTCTATTTTTTATCGGATCGCTTGAAAGAAAATCAGTTATCTTTTTCTGGTATTCTTCTGAAACTTTTTTTGGAAAATAGGTGCATGTTTCACGAAGATGTGTCATATCTACACCAATATTTGAAAACGGAAAAGTATTTATAAAAGAACATAGATCTAATAATATAGAAAAAGATGTTTCTTCTAAATCTCCGTCGATTGATATAGAAATATAAACATCTAAGTCGTGTACAGTACTTAATTCTTTTATTACATTTTTAAAATGATCATTATTAGTTTGTGTAGGGTGATAGGATAAATTTAACTGTTTAAAAAATTTTGCATTTTTTTTCCACTATGCTGGAGATCTACTGCCATTTGATACCATTGTAAAACAAGAATTGTTGTCAATTTCTTTTATAAATGAAAGTAACACTTCAAAATCTTTATATATTGTAGGTTCTCCACCTGCAAAATTCCATAAAATTTGAGAACTAGCATTAAACTTTCGTATATTGTTAACTAAATGTATAATATTATCTTTTAAAATATTGTCAACTTTAGGAGGTTTGTGAGTTCCAGTATTTGAATCCGGAAAACAATAATGACATGAAAAATTACAATAATTTCCTAAACACCAATCAACTGATAAAAATGACGACTTAATAGCCATGATTTGTTTATTTTGAAATTTCATGTATTTTTTAACATCCTATAAATTGATTTAGCACGGTCTTCGTTTTTAACTTCAGCTTGAAACAATGGTTCTAAATTTTTAGTATGACTTTTAAAAAGTTTATAAGCATCAGCATCCGATTTTGATTTAGTAGAACACAATCCGCACCCGCAATATGTTTTTGGGCATTTTATTAATGGCATGTTTCCTGACTCTAAAGTATTTTTAAGATTCTCATTTATTAAGTCAAATCTACTTGCTTTCCCGATAGGTCCTATTTCTCCATCAAGGTTAACTTGACAGGTTTGATGGTGCCACACTCCATCCAGTTCACTATTAACAAATAAAAAATTCCAATTAACCATACAGTTCCATCCTTGGAAATTATTGCTCGGTACAAAAGTTCCGTCAATCCATGTATTATCAATGTTGAGTTTTAGATTTCTTCCAGCACAGCACGGCCTTCCAATTTTTCCTGAGGCCATTTCGCAGGATTTTGCACTTTTGTTAACTTTCTCTTTTTTACCTTCCCAAAAATCCTTAAACCATTGTAGTTGAGAATCACTGTAAACATGGGCTGTACCATCCTTGACATCGTCTGCATTGTTTGAATCACCAATTACTCTCGGTGTATATTTAATTCCTAAAGAATCAAACCATTCCGACACCTTAATACACTCATCAAAATAATCTTTATGAAACATAAGATTAACTCTAAAATTATAATCACTCTTATACATTGATTCAATATTTTTATTTACTAAATCAATTTCGCTTTTAGAAGCTTCTAGATGGTAACTAACTGTGCAGCTATTAATATTGTCAATGATTTCTTGATTTTTCCTTGCATTGTAACAAGCATTAGTGGTTAAATTTGTTCTTATTTCTGGATATTTTTCTTTTGCATACTTAATAAAATCAAAAAAACAAGGATTAACAGTAGGTTCGCCACCAGTAAACGCAAGGGTTGTTTTTTTAGATAAATTTCTATAACTATTTAACAAGGAAGTGTATTCCCAAACACCGTCGAGTGTATGTTTTAAAACTTCTAAACTTGCATTAGGAGATGTTTTATTTCTATGATGAGGACCACAGTATGTGCAGGCATATGTGCAACGGCGACCAAGGTCCCAAACTACATCAAAGCTATCATCAAAAACAAGATCTATTCCGGTAAAGTTCATACTAATCTTCCAAATCCCCACCATCTCTCTGCACAAAAATAGCAATGTCCGCAGTGCAATGCATTTCCATCATGATCGGTTGCTTTTTCAAAAGCTTCACAACTATGAGTGTAAGGATACAAACTTTCTAGCACATTATACTTTTTGTAATATTTTGCTACATATTTCTTATCGTTATTACCAAACGGCCTTTGACTAAAGTCGTTACTAACATAAGTCGATGTGTCCCTAGACTTATCTCGAGATTCAATAGTTGCTGATATTCTAGATAAGTCTAGATTTAAAGTTTTACAATTGTCAGAAAAATATTTTACCATTTCTTTATATGGAGGATTTATAGTAAGTCCTGAAAAACAATACCGAACTTTATATTTTTCAATGACATATTCTACCATTCGAATTTGTTCAAGGTCGTATTCGATCGGATCATGTTTTATATATCTAATGATGTGGTCTAAGGGTTTTTTTCCTGTTAAGTTATAAACAATATCTATTATTTTTTTAGAATACGGAATGTAGTCAGGTTTTAAATCAGTACCGAGTGTAACTGGAATTATATTAACGTCTTTGTTATTTTTAAACTTATTGCACAAGGCATAATATATTAACGAAGAATCAGCTCCTCCACTTAATTTTATTGCTATGTTATATGTACCGTCTGGTAAATCTTCTACTTCTTTCATTTAGTATCCATATCGTTTGTTTAAAAAATTATATAAATCAACGTTGTAGTCGTTTAAGCTAATTTTATAATAGTTATCAAGTTTTTTAGTATTACTTAAAAATTCTGACCATCTTTCTTTGTCGTACTTTCTGCGTCTTAACATATTTTCAATAATTTGTTGAGCAGTATTGTGGCTTTTATTTTTTTCAAGTAGCCATTCTGCGTAATCATCCGGTGCATGTTCTATCGACATTTCTAGATTGTAAACAAAATCTGTTGAATATCCAAAGTCGTTTTCTTCAAATTTTGATAAAGTTTTGTATATTACGTTAGCATTATATAAAGAAATTACTGTATGAAATCCAACAGTTGCGTTTTTTAAAAATTTTCTATACGTGTTTGCATTATTCCAAATTGTAATATAAGAACTTCCGTGTCGCTGATAGTCGTTTGCAGTATCATATGCATCTAGACTAACTGCTAAGTGTACTGTTTTAAATTTTTCTAATCTTTTAATCAACACAGGGGTTATCTCGTGAGTGCCATTTGTAACTAGATGTACTATTATATTTTCAGGAGTTGATCGGTCTATTATATAATCTAAAAACTTTTCAAAGTTCGGAGACATAACAGGTTCTCCTCCTAAGATTTTTATTTTTTTTAGTTTTGATATGTCTAAAAACTCTAAAAATGAATAGTCACTTTCTAATTTTTTGTAAACTTTATAATTTAATAATTTATCTCGCAATATTAGTTTGGTACTAAATTGACTACTGCACATTCTGCACTGTAGATTACAAATGTTGTCTAAAGATATTTCTATTGAGTATGTTTCATTAAAGTTTTCTGTAAATGTTTCTACTGAACTATTTAAATACAAGCTGTTAGACTCTTGTCTATACGATATTTTATTATTTTCTTCTTCGTTGTAACATTTTTTACATTCAGGAACCCTAATTCCTTCTAGCATGTCTCTTCTAATACTTTTAAACCTTTCAGTGTTTAAAGCATCGATTCCAATGTTATTTAATAATTCCACTTTACTCGGTATATCTTTAGTATAGAATCTGCAACATGGTATTATATCATTTTCTGTTGTCGAACATACGTGGGTCCACGGCAATATGCAAAAAGTTTTATTCATCTTATACCTTGGGAATATCTACAGATCCAAATCCAACAATAAAAAATTTATACTCTGTAGAGACATTAGGAATATGATCTGTATGCAAAAACCAACTAGAACTGTGCCATTTTTTTGTATCAAATACATACATTGATCCAGTAGTCCATTTAAATACTTCGTCAATTTTTAAATCTGCATATTGTATTAAATTAGGCGTTCCCCTAGGATGGTACTTGAATATTTCAGGATCGTATTCATACTTTTCACGATATTGAATAATATTTCCGTTATCGTCCATTAGTTCTTTACCTTTAAACATAATTTTTATAGGTTCAGTTGCAGACTTGTTATATGCCAAGGTATACGGCTGTTTGCAATTCCATTTAACTGGAATAATGACTCCAACGTCAACTCTACAGCTAACTTCGTCATTCCATGGAATTACAGTATAATCAGTATGTAATCCAACTGGCTCGCCTGATATAAAAAAATCAAAACTCCAATCAAATTTTTTGCCAATTACTTCTGTTAAGTATTTTGACAACTCTTCTTTAGTAGCGTTTGAAACTTTGTAAAACTTGTTATGTCCTTTTTCGCCTTTTATCTTTGGTGCGGCTGTTTCTTGTAAAAGATTATATTCGTCGACAAATTTACTTAAATTCAAATTAAAATTATAAATTCCGTACATAGTTACCTCTTTGGTTCTAATACAAAACATTGTTTTACAATTTTTAAAACTTTAAAATCCTTAATAGCTTCTTGTATTGCAACACCATATGTTTTGTGATTGTAATTTCTTCCTATTATAAATCCGTTGTCTTTAACCAATGTATTAGCATAGTTATATGTTTGTTTCCAATCAACTCTTTTACCCACTTGTCCAATGCTAACAATGTCAAACTTTTCTTTTGTTAAAAATTTTTCAAAATAAGTATCATGCCCAATTGCAAAAGAACAATTCTTTTTAAACATCTCTTCTGTTATTAGATCTCCAAGATTGCCTTCATCCCAGTAGGATTTATTCCAATCTTTTTGTAAATAAACATCTTCGCCAGTCCACGGATTAATACCAGTGTATTTCCAGTTAGGAAATTTTTGATTAATATAAGAAAATAATCTTCCTGCTGCACACCCAGCTTCGAGGAACGAGCCCGATAAACTATGCATATATTCCATATGTAGATCCATTTCGTCAATGCTTATCCATCCTGGTGCAATCAAGTTCTTTCATCTCTTTCAATTTTATTTAATCCGTTATCTGTTCCTCTTTCGTCGTAAAATCCATCAATGAGCATCCTTAACGGAGTTCTAATACCCATAGGCTCTTTACCATATTCTGTTTGTTTCCATGCAACATGTATGCTATCAGATTCTTCTAAGTCAAAATCTTTACAAACTTTCGAATATAATTGAGAATAATTGTTCCACCAATAATCTACTCCAAAGCGATCCATCATATGTACACCTAGCCACATATCACTAACATTACAATAATTAAAATCATTCATTACAGCAATAGGACCATTGACACGCTCACGGGTATAACGTATACCGATACGCTGACTGCCCATGCCTAATGCCTTACTTAGACTAACGCTTACACTATGTATAGCAGGATGGCTTACATCAAACTCAAAGTTACGGCATTGGCCAAACCACGCACCGTCGATATGCACAGGAATTGAATTCTTTAAACAATAATTTAATAATTCATCAAATTGTTTATGGTAATTTGTTGTTATATTACTAGGATATGATGTAACAAATACATCTCCAGGAACTAATTCAGAAAAATGCATTATTTGCTTAACGGTAAAGTCTGTTAGTCTTCTATGATACTTGTATTCTCCCTTAAATACTGCAATATTTTTTCCGTGCAACATATGCAATTCGTCGAGTTGCTGTGTTGTTCCAATTATAGCGTCTTTTCTAGAAAAAGAATCTAAATTGTGATACTGTACAAATTTATGACTTTTAACCCATGTATCTATTTTATCAAGAAATATGTAAACATAACCGTGAACGTTATCTGGATAGGTTGACATATCCAGTGTTTTTCTAAATTTTAAAAATTCACTAACAAACATTGGACGTTGACGTCTTGTGCCCAACATATCAAAGGTTAAATCTTCGTATTTTATATCCATTTTTCTACCACTGCGTCTAGTTTACACGGACAGGCTTTATAATCGCACACAATAGGATTATTAGGTAAATTATAATTTCCTGTTTTAATATTTCCTAAACTTCCGCCGACACCTTTTGTACACCGTTTAATATTGCCGTCCGGTTCTACCATTAGGCGCTTAATACCCGCTGTGCAAGTATAACCTTCGAACATGTGTAACCCTTTGTCAAGAACTTTCATGAATCTTATCGGCTCTCCGTTAAAATATAAATTTTGAGGTATTTTCCAATTAATTCCAAACGGCTTCATATTATGACAACTGTTGTTTTGTATCCATTCTCGTTGCTCATCTGTATATTCAAAATAATTATGTCCATTTATAGATGTACGAGTAAACTTTGGTGTACATTCGACTCTTAAATTTTTTAATCTATAATATAGATTTTTTGCTCTTTCAAAATTGTCAGGAACGATCATTAGTGGAATACTAACACTAACCTTATCTTGTAAAATTTCGGCAACTTTATAAAAATGGTCATCATCTGCAAATTCGTAATGCCAACTTAAAAACATAAATGCTCGTTGAGTCTTAAATTGTTCCCAATATCTTAAAGTTCTACTAGCGTTTGTAGCAAATTCTACAAAAACGTTTTCATCGCTAATAGTATCTACAAACTCTTGAAATTTTGGCCACACTGTAGGTTCGCCTCCTAATACTTCGACGTACAAATACTTATTTTTTGTTTTTAAATCATTAATAAAATTAATGTATGGTTCCCAGTTATCAGGCCATCTGTGAGTGCCGTCTCTATGATAGTCGTTGCAATAAGAACATTTATAATTACAAACATTGTGAATGAATAAAGTTACAATGCAACAATCTAAGTTTTCGTTTGTTATGTGCATTAGCGTTGTTCCATATTTAATATTTTAGCCGTATCGTTCATTGTAATATTCCGTATGGATAGTCTTTTAAAATGCTATTATGAACAAAGTAATGGTCTAAGTTAGTATCGCCTCTAAAAGGATTTTCTACCATAGTATAGTTATTTTTGTTTAATAATTCTTTATAACGATAGCCGTTTTCAATTGCCATAGTTAAAAATGTATACTTATTAAATGGAAAACTTTTCAAAACTTCTAGTTCTGCTCCTTCGATATCCATTTGTAAAAAGTCAATAGTAGTTGGAAGATTGTGGTCTATAATAACTTGCTCAAGTGTTATACATTCTTTTTTAACCACTGTGCCATACTCTTTAACTATATCAATCCACCGTGGTTCTATATAATCAGGTATACCGCTTAATTGTTCATATGCTAATCGTTTTTCTTTGTCATAGCATTCATAAAAGTCAGTTTGACCGTTGTAATAATGCAAACATTTATTAATTGGCGTTTGTCTTTTTTCTTTTAATAAAATATTAAATGATCGAGTATGAGGCTCAATGCAAACACCGGACCAGCTAAAATATTTTTCTAGTGTTACACAATTACTTTTACCAGCTGGTCCGGCTTCGATAAAAACTCCGCTAAATTTTTGTTTTAATACTTGCAAAACCCATATATCGTTGTTTTCATCTGTATTCCATTCAATGTTGGCATTTGCTAATGAATTAAGAGATGCTTTAATTCTAGATATCTGTTTTTTCATTAAACAATTCCTTATACTGTGGCACTATATCAATTATATTTTGATTTCGCATTTTGTCTAATTTAATAGTTGTTTCAACAAACGTTTTTAGCCAATCTTTAGAATAATCTTCACTATTCATAAATTTAAGAACACCGTTTAATACTTTTGCAAAGTCCTTTTTAACATTATCTCTAGCATCTGTACCATTGATCCATTCTATATATTCTTCGTAATATATTTTAACTTCTTGTTTTAACTCCGGAGGCAACATTTTAACGTTGTAGTATTTAGGACTATGGCACATATGATGACTTACAATCGGTCTCGAATCAATTAACGGATTAAACCTAGTTAATTGGCTTTCGGTTAATTTCCATTTCATGAACTCTGGAAAATGAAACACGTTAAACGGTGTTACAGTAAACGCAAACCATCCTCTAAGATTTATTTTTTGATTTTGATCGATTTTTAACATGTTTTTATACACCTGATCAAACTTTGCAGGTGTTCTTTGATAATTAAAAACTGCGCCAATTCCGTCAATAGATACTCCGATACGAATTTCTTTAAAGTTTTCCCACAGCGATACTAACTTATCTGGCAGCATTGTTAAGTTTGTATTGTATTCTAATCGCATGTTTGGTGCATTACCACTAGCAACTATACGTTCTAAGCTCTCCTGATGCTCGTCAATAATAAGAGGTTCACCTCCTACAATGTATAGCTTATGTGCTTTAACTGCATATTTTTCAAAATTTGACCAATACATGTTGTTGCCTTGAAACCAATCATACTGGTCAGTTGACCATCGACCTTTTTCATTTTTTACAAGTTGTATCTTATCATGTGTATCTTTGTAAGCTGTAGTTTCGTACAATTTAACAAAGTCATCATACCATTGGTGACTATCAGTAGGTCCGCACATTCGACACTTTAAATTGCAAAAGTTTCCGTATCTTATATCAACAAAATTAATATCTTGCTTAGACACATCTAGTGTACCGTCTTCGGCGGTTATTTCTGCTGCCTTATTATAATCAATATAATTTCCATACCAACTACTCCAGTCGTCATGTTCATACTCACGTCGTGATCTGATACCATTGGTTTCTTCTTGACGGCAACGTTCGCACTCTGGATGCCATTCTCCTTTTAGCATAGTTGCACGAACATCTTTAAGTAGCGATGCATTACGTGCTTCATTCCAGTCGTCGCGTCCAGCATTGTATGGGGTGCCATCTTCCTTACGCATAATGCCACGCTGCGGACTATAACTGTTTGTATTACAACAAATACGCAGATCTCCGTTGTTGCGTAAGTTTATACTGTTCCACGGTAGCGGACAGAACGTGCATTTTTTATCTTTACTCATAGTATATCCTTAAATAGAGGGAAAACCTTTAAAAATTTATCGTCCCACCCCCGTTGTCTGTTAATTAGTTCTAGATATTCTTTAGTTTCAGGAAGTCTTGCACTCCAATCCTCAGAGTTCATAAAATTTACAATCCCTTTGAATCTTTTAACACCGTACGGATTTTCTAAAAACTGTTCTTTCGAAATATTGTTTTCTTTTACACCTGTAAACTTGTCCCAATTTTCTTCTATCCAGGGATAAAATTCATTTGTATATTTTTCAGTTATATGTTGCTTAACATGTGCAGGCAATACCTTTACATTCAATTGCGGAGGCCAATATGCAAAATGCATGTTAATCCCGCCTGCGCCCAATGGCCATTTATTAATCTTTTTAAATCCCTGGTGTACTTTCCATTGTACAAATTCTGGAATATAAGCGATATTAAGAGCCATAATAGTAGTAGCAGTTGTTACTTCCACCTGAGGTGCAGTGTTGTCTAATTTCCAAAAGACTTCTTCTTGATGTTCCCATTTGCTTGGATATCGTATATAGTCGTTGTGTTCGCCGTGGGCATCAATACTATAGTGAAATCTAACACGTTTAAATTCTGCCCAAAGATCGAACAAATCTTCTCGCCATTCAACTGCGTTGCTGTTATATCTTAATTCAATATTTTTAGCATATCCTCTTTTAATACACTCTTCTAAAAGATCATAATGTTCGTTAATGATTAAACTTTCGCCGCCTGCAAAATAAAGTTGATACATGTTAGGAACTTGTTCAAAAAGTTCACTCCAAAATCTTGGATTGTTTTTGTGCCAGTTATAACTAGCTCCATGTACTTGTCCCTTGTTTTCCCACTGACTTGTGTTTTTTAATTTTTCATTCTGTATTTGCGGAAACATTTGCTGCCACTCTTTGACCCAACCGCTGCTGTCGTGAGGGCTGCACATTACACAAGCAAGCTGGCACTTGCTACCCATTCGCAGGTCTATATATCTTATTTTAACAGGTATAGATCCATCTTTTTGAGTTTCTGCAACTAATTGTTCTATGTCATAACGCTGGTTCCAGTAGTCAGTTTCCCAGTTGCGCTTGCTTAAATGCCCTGCTTCTTCTTCTTTGTAACATTTTAAACAACTTGCAGGCTTTTCGCCTCGTAACATCATATTACGAACGTTACGCATATAACTACTGTTCCACGCATCTGCTAGTGTTGTATGATTAAAATTAGCCGGAATACCATCGTCGTTTTTTACAACTCCAACTTCTCCACCACCAATTTTCTTATTAGAATCAGAATCTTGTACGCTGCTAGCATTACTAGTACAACAAGTACGCATTTTACCATCAGGACGACTACTTAGATGTAACCACGGTAATGCACAAAATGTTGGTGAAATTTTATCTGATACTGACATACTTTACTTATTTAAATTGTTCTGCAAATGGATCAAACTCGATTCCACATTTCATTGCACAAACCTTTAATTTTCCATTTTCGTAACTGTTTTCATGCCAAGATGCTTCTATAAGATCAAAAATTTCTGTAGCAAATACACGTTCTAAACCATGTATCTTAGCATTTATTGCATCTTTGCCTCCAGCAAAGTTTATAAATTGCCATATTTGTTCAGTTTTAGGATTTTTATGCCACCATTTATACATACGACCGGCAGTCCAGCAACACGGTAATGCTAAACCCTCGGCTGTAATAAACAAACTGCCTTCGTCTTTTACTTTACAACGAATAGGTGTTTGCTCGTAGTAAGCATCCATACTACCATATTTTATTTCTAATAGTGTTTGCTTCTTTAACGCACTGTTTATATATTCGTCTTTGGGCTTTTTAAGTTCTGTTGTTTGATTGCCTTTACGATCTACTGCTTGATGCGATTCTTTTTTCTTACTATCTTGTGTAATAAATCTACCGGTTTTTTTAGCTTGAAATTTTTCAAATCCCATTGTCTGTGCTAATTCTTCTGCTTCATCTACTTGATGTTGGTTATGTTCAAAAATCAAAAAGTCCCACCGTGCTCTGCCGCCGGCAGCAATAAATGCTTTCATATTACGATATACTGTATCCCAGTTAACACCCTGACGATATAAATGATTTGTATCACGTAGGCCGTCTACACTAAAAATAACAGTGCCCGAACGACCAATAATAATAGCAAGCTCTGTCCACCATAGTTCGTCTCTTGCTCCTGCATTGGTATTCATACTAAGCCACATATCTTTGTTGTGTTCTCTAAAATAACGAAATATCTCGAGTGTATCTCTAGCAACAATGGGATCTCCTAAGTTTCCACACATATACATTGTCTTTAGTTGTTTAATAAACTCAGGTTCAAATATACGTTTACAATCATCAAGTGTTAGCTCACTTAAATCGATATGGGGATTTAATGCGCCACCGTTTTGATTACGGTCACACATAGGACAACTAGCTTGACAGTTTTGTGTTACTTCTAAGTGTATAGTTTTTATATCTTTGTATTCATACATTGTGTATTAACTTCACATCCTTGCCTGGTCCAGATTTGCTGGGCAAATCTCCGTACTGCATTATATACCACTCTATTACAGCTTTATACCACAGATGACTATTGTGATGTGCAAGTTTGTTAAATTGTGATATGTTGTTGTTTGTAGCTTCAATAGTACTTAGTGCTCTGGCGCTTTCTGTTTGAAGTTGTCGCAATGTTAACTTATCTATATCCAATTTTCATAAACCTTTTATACTTATTTAAATCAAGTTCGCCTTCATATAGTGTTACAGTCATCGGACAACTATTGCTAAAGTCTTCTAATGATGCACTGCAATTTACATGTTCTTTGATTTCAAAATAGTTGTTGCTTTGTAATACTATCAACTTACCGGTTGGTATATTTTTAAACCATGTTTCAAAATTTTCAATATGTTCGCAACTTGTATTAATAACAGTATCAGGATAATCAGTTAAACTGCAAATTGTTCCATTTGAACGCAACGTATCATATGTATGTGATTTCCAATTTATATTATGTATATTTGCAGTTGATGCTTTAAATTTCCAATCTTGCATTACCCATTTTTTATTGAATACTTCGGCAATAGGAGCACAAGCCGGATCTAAATCAAAGCTGCGTATTTTGTTTATCTTTAATCCTTGTTCAAATAACATGACAGCTAATGTACCATACCATCCGGCACATAAAAATACAGTTCCTAAGTCTTCATTGCACTTTGTTAACTCATCTACTAACCATAATTTACTTTGAAGTTGACCTCTACTAAAACAGTCTTTGTCATAGTTAACTTCGTTTGCATGTAATATTTTAAATGCATTTATAAATTCAGTGTCGACATATCTGCTTAATAGTGGTCCAATTTTCCACATATTACTGTCTAAAATTAGTTTTGCTAAATCTTCAAAGTCTACAAGTTTAAAAATACTACGTAAGTCTTTTTCTGTTACTGCTTTTCGTAAATCATCTATAGTTCCACTAATAGTATTAGGACTTAATCTAAAAATACTGTTTAAATCTTGATCAATATATGCTCTTCTTAAATCAGCAAGCTCTTGAATATTAGGGTACAATAATTCAAATCTGTCAAGTAATGCATGTATTTCCATCAAACTGTTCCTTTAACCAATCAAAGTCGTTAATCTTTTTTAATGCTTCAATGTTGCCTACGTTGTCTATGCCATACTGTTTGCCTGCTATTGCTCCTAGTATTGCGTATTCTCCAAATGGCCTGTCTTTGCCTTTTGTACACCATGTCTGCAATCGTTGCTGTGTTTCGTCGTCTTTTTGTCTATCGATAACTTTACTACTTAGTTTTGTACATTCTCTAAACGCACTTTTCCAAGTACTAAACGGATCTGTATTAAATCCGGTTATATTTGAGATTTCTTGCACTGCCTTAAACTTGTTGCTAATACTAGTTGTCATATCAGGTTTGCTAGTATCCATATTTATAGTTAGCATCCTCGGGAATAGTTTAACTCCGCCATAACCGTAAACAAGATCGTTAATTGGATTTACTGATCTCCATACATGTACAACTTCTTTGTCCCACTGTGCAACTTGATAATCAAATTTAAAGTCCTTTGTTATTAACGCATCTCCGTCAACTATCCAAACCATATCAGTTTCACAAAGTTTTGCTGCTTCTATGTGCGCCTGATGAATACCTTTAATTCCGTGAACACGTTTTGCTCTCGGAAATCTGTAGGTCAAATACTTATAGTATACGTCAGCTAATGGCTCTTGATAACTAATAAACACAATATCATATGGTTTCGGAGTTGATACAATTACGTTAACTTCTTTTTTATTTGCAATAAACTTGTAATCAAATTCACGTTTGCTAAATTTAGCATATTTACTGCACAGTATAACTCCGTCGTGATATTTTCCGTTTAAGTATGTGTGATTTATTTCTCGATCATATGTTTGATCAAAACTAAAATAGGTATCAAACTTAAATCTTTCTGTAATTTTTACATAATCGGGTACTATCCAAAACATTTCTGTCTTAGAGGTTTCTAGTGCTTCGAGATAATCTTCATAAACTTTAGGATAGAAAATCTCATACTGGCAAGGACCGCTAGCAACTATATCCCATTCTTTTCTGTTAACAATATACCTGTGTTCAACTTCTTTTTGTGTTAACAATCGGTGTTTTGAACATAAGAATAGACCGTTGTATAAATCTTTACCAGCAACTCTGTGTATAAATGCATGATTCTGTTTACGATCAAACTCATTGTCGTGCGTAAAATAAATGTCGGGTATAAAACTTTTAATATTACGTGAGTCAGCCCAAAAAAGTTCAGTTGTACTTTTTTCTAAAGCTTCTAGATATTCACTGTATGTGTCTATGTAGAAGTGGTCGTATACTGCGGGTCCACTTGCTACAATGTCCCACTCCAGTCGTTTTATAGGAAATCTATATTCAACTTCGTTCTGCGTTAATACATTATTTTTTGAACACAAAAATAAACCATTGTATAAATCTTTACCGTCAACTTTATGTATAAAAGCATGTGTTTGATTTATATCGTAGCTCTTGTTAAAATTAAAATCTTCATGTATTTTAATATTAGAGCTCGACATCCAAAACAGTGTTGTTCTTGAATTGTTCAAGGCATCGAGATAATCGGTGTATGAATCGATCTCAAAATATCCATACGGCGTAGGGATACTTGCTATTATAGCTATTTCTTTTTTGTTAACAAAAAATCTATGCTCAACTTCTTTTTTTGTTATAGCTGCATGTTTAGGAACAAGAGCAATACCGTTGTACAACTCTCCGTTTAAGAATACGTGTACGTAGTCTTTACTCCATGTGTCCGGAATATAGTCAAACTCAAAATTATCAGCAACGATTATGTCATCCCACACAATCCAAAAAAAGTCAGTCAACGACACTTTCTTTGCATCATCAAATGTTTTCACTTTTTTTGCAGTAGGAAATCTAGTTTTTAAACTATCCCACAATGTGTCAGTTGGATTTGTTTGAATAAAGATTATGTCATACATGTTTTTATTATATACAAATATTATTAATTGTCAAGTACTTACCTCATAAATAGAGACGTAGGAGATATCATGGAACTTTTTGAAGGCAACAATTATAGAATTAACATTGTCGGAAGTGATAGCAGTGTTATTGTCGATTCTTGGTCAAATCAAATAAAAGCCGATGTAGTTACTGCTTACGGGTCAGTGTTATTGGACATAGAAAAAGAAACGTTTAGTGGAAGCGTTGTAAATGCCAACGGCAAAACTATAGTTGATGTAATTACCAGCGAAATTACTGCCAACTTTATTACAGGAAATCTTATTACCAAGAACGGGGAGATAGCATTTGACCATGAATTGCACCTATTCAAAGGACCTGTAGAAGGAAATATAGTAGATCAAAATAATTCACTTGTGCTAGATAATTTAAATAGATGTTATTACGGAAACGTTTTTACTCAATACAACGAAATAATTATAAATTCTAACAACAAAACACTGCACGGTACTTTGCATGGAAATGTAGTTGGGTCGGACAATAATATTATAGTAAATACGGAAACCAGTGAAATAAATGCAGTATCTATCTCAGGTAATCTTATTTCTAATCACGGAGAAATTGGATACGATCCCGAATTGCATATGTTCAGTGGAAATTTTACAGGACAATTTAAAGATAGTAATGGGCTTGTTCTTATAAACAGTTATACAACTGAATTTTTTGGTAATTTTATAGGCAATGTATTTTCTTCAGATAAACGTGTTATTTTTGATTGTGTCGAAAAGACAATACAAAATGTAGATATATATTCTAAAAATATCTATTCATTGGACGGGCTACTGTTGATACATGGCGAGTCTGGTGAAATAAGAGGAGATATATATGGCGGAAATGTTTACGACGTAAACAATCAACTTATGATTGATGCAGTACAGCAAGTAATTTACGCTCAGTTGCAAGGCAGTGTGTGCGATGCCGACGGAATTCCTGTACTCAATGTCTACAACAGAGAATTAGTAAATACAAATATAAAGGGAGGAAGTATACTATCTTCTTATAGCGACTTGATGATAGATTGCCATAACAGCAAGGTGCTTTGCGATGTTAATAGTACTAATATTTCTGCTGAAATTTTAACAGTAGGGTTAGCAAATATTAGAAAACTCTCATCCAAAACAATCGAAACAAGTGAGCTTTTAATAAACGTTAATGGGAGCATGGAAGAAGGAAAAAATCCAATAACTTTCATATCAACAACCGATGACAACGAAAGCATCGGTGCTCTTGCATTTGTAAAAGTAAAAAATAATTTTGGTGCAGTTAGTCCTGGCGACAAACTTACAGGTATTGTATTTGGCGGTCAGGTGTTAGACGGAATCGAAGGTGCATACGCTGCGTCAGTGTTATTAGAAACCGAGGTAGACCCAAACGGTACCGTAGTACAGGCACCCACTGACGGAATTATTCCTGGTAAATTTACAATTTCAGTTGTTAATAACAATGGTGACAAAGTAACTGGTATTAGCACAGATATGAACGGGCATACTACAACAGTTATTAAAGATTTAACAGTGGTAGGAAATACAAAGTCTATTCCTGTAAATACTACAACACCAATCGAATGGTTAGAAATTATAGTAAACGGACAAAAAAGATTTATTCCTGCTTTTGTATGATGTTTTTAGTTAAAAATCCCTGACGTTGTCGTATATATACCAAATGATCAAATTCGTCATCTGAATTCCAGTTTATGTTATTTGAATATACATAGCTAGTCTTTTTCTTATTTAAAACGACATTATTGTAAAATATAAATTCATATAAATTAAAATCATAATCGACTATATATGCTTCTTTTGAGCTTCGATTGACATTAAAATTTTCATTAAATTTTATTATATTTTTAATAATTAAATCTGTGTAACCTACATCTGAAAGATATTCTTTTATTTCTTTAAATTGGTCAACGTATGCCCACACAGTAGATACACTATACGGCAACCACTGAGTTACAAATGGTTCTTTTCCTTCTTGATACTGAGGATAAAAAAGGTATGTGTTATGCATTATGTTTTATTATTTTTCTTTTACTAAATCCATATCTATGTCGTAACGCCAACTTTGCTTTAAAGTCTTCTAAATTATCCCAGTCTGTTAAATTTTTTGCAACATATGTATGTCCAGTATTATCAAGTTCAGCATTTGTTTTTAAAACATAATCGGGTATATTGTATTTTAAATTTAGAACAATATCATCAAGATTTTCATAATTTACAGTAAACGAGTTATTAACACATAATAAATTTTCAAGTAAGGTAGAGCTTTGTATATTATTGCTTAATAAACTTATAGCCCAAATATTAATTTTTTGTTGCACATGCGATCTATTGTATTGCCATTCCATTTGATGTCTATATACAACTACATCATCATTTTGCATTATGTTGGCTGCATTAGCATCATGAAAAAAGAACGTTTCTAATTCGTTTCTTTGTGTTTTATAAAGATTCCACATTAGCTCATCTTTTTTAATACAATTTTCAAAAAAGTTTTCGTATAACTCAAGCATTGATATACCAACATACTTATTAGCAAATCTAGTAATCATCTGTGTCCAGCCATACGCATGAAAGTTAATTATTAGCCACCCCCACATCCAGCTATCTAGTAAGTCATCTCTACTCATATATTTTGTGCTTACTACAAAGTTGTGTCGTTCCGGTATTGCTGTTAGCTGCCGGGGTTCTACTGTTTCAAATTTAAATATTTCCATATCATGTTCATTAACTTGTTTTGCTAAATCACTGTTACGCAATATCTCGGTAGGAAAGATTTCTAATGCACTATGACATCCAAGTTCGACTGCATCGCAAATACCTTTTCGCCAACTGTCTTTTGTTTCATATGGAAGTCCTAGAATAAATTCTGTATAAAATTCAACATTGTTGTCGTTGCAAATCGAATACATTTTTTCTAGGTTGCTACTTTCCATGTTTTTTCTTTGAATATTTTCTAAAGTGGCAGGATTCATACTTTGAACACTTAAAGTTAACCCTCTGTTTAAATTAGCATTGTGAAGCATTATTGCAAGCTCTAATACTTGTTCACTGCTGTTTTTATACCAAGTGATGTTTACGCTTTGAGGATTTCCAACGTTTTCTTTATTTTTAATTAATCTCTCAATGACTGCTCGGTCTCTATCATAAAAAATTCCAAAGTTAGCATCAGCAATATAGATATAATCAATACCGTGTTTAGCAATCCAATCAATTTCTTTTAATACTGTGTCGATATCAAATTTAGTAATCTTACTTTGTGTTAAACTTCCCCAATCACAAAAACTACATTTAAACGGACAGCCCCTATTTGTTTCAAGTGTAGTTGCCCACTTTGTTCCCGGGTTGTCTTGTATAATCTTTTCAAGTAATTTACTGTCAAGGTAAGGCGACGGTTTATTGAATAGATCTACTCGAGGTGGTTTGTTATAAACTTTTTCTAATGGACGGTTATGTAAAATATCAAGTAACAGACTTTGTGTGCTTACTTCGCCTTCATTAACTACTACTGCATCAACAAACGTATTCTCTTCTAAAAATGCATATCCATCTTCGTTAACTTGTGGGCCACCGAACACTATGATACAATCTGGATACTGTGCTTTGATACATTCGGCCATAAGTTGGTTATAATTTTCGTTCCAAATATAATTTGAAAACATACACAGGTTGGGATTATCTAACCGAGCAAGTATATCATCAAACGGTTCTCTTTTAAAGATGACTTCGTTTACTTGAAAGTTTTCTTTTATTTCGCTGTTAGCTTCAGCCGCAGCCCATACACAAGCAATACTGTAAGGAAGCCATTGACTAATGTACTTTCCTAATCCTGCTTGATAGTTTACTTGGAAAAGATAAACATTTAACATTATTTTAATAAATGATCCGTATCTTCATAAAAACGAAATGTAGCAACTTCTCGTAGTTGTTTTGTAGGATTATATACTCCGTGTGGAATATTAACACGCAGTATTGCAGGTTTATCGAGTGTAAATCTATCTATTTCTTTAACAAGATCTAAGTACAGCCCGCCACATTTATAAAATTCGTCATATATTACATAAATGTCTTCTGGATGTCTGCCTTCTGGCAAGTCGATTTCAAAAAATAATGTGTGTGAATTTTCGCAATTTACCAATGGAATATTTATTGCATTGGTTGGATCAAAGTCAGTTTCTGGCATTTCGTCGTCACGTGCATCTATGTGAACAAAAATTGCATTTTTTGTTGTATGGTTCTTGTCATTAATATCGTTCGGAGCATTATCAAATAAAATCATCTGACGAGGAGTTAATCCAATTGATGCAAATGCCTCGACTACGTCGGGTAGTTCTTCTTTTAATGTATCGAGAAAATAGCATTGCCAACATTCACTTATTTCTTCCGGTATCGGTGCAATTTTTTTAAATTCAATGATCTGATCTCTTAATTTTTTCCAATTAGGAAGATTGATATAATTCCAATTTTTCATTATTTGTCCTTGTGTGTAGGTATTTCCGATAATTTAGGTATTCTATTATAGTTTCCTAAATATCTACTTGCAAGGTATTTATATACCCCGACCGTTCCTGTGTTTTTTTCTAAATCTGTAACTAATCTAAAATTTTGTTCTGCAATATTACAAAATACATTTTTATTATGTTCTATATCTGCTTTTATCAATTCAACATTTTTACTAGCATTTTTTAAAAAATGTTGCACATTTAGAACAACTGCATCCATTTGTTTTTCGTTATCTTCAATAAATCCGTATTCAGGTATTAACATATATTCTTCAAACATTTTTAATCCAATATCTTTACAATATCGAAATCTTGTAGGACTATCTACTAGTATAAACGGATGATTATTTATTACAGGTATCCAAGTTTTTTCAGTAAGAAATCTTTCATCATTTCCAGGGCCTTCATTTACAATACTTACAGATGTTTTATTAAAAAAAGAATTATTAATATAACCTACGTTTTTCCACCAACCCTTTTTGAATTCGTTGTTGTCTTTAAGTTCTTTACCCGACATCCTGGTATACTTAAAACTATGTTTATACATAGGATCAAGATAGCTATCTGCTGTTTTTAAAAATCTTTTATATTCTTTATCCGAATATTTGTGTAAGTATTCTCTACACCACTTTTTATCTTCAGCTGTCCACGGAGGATAAAAACTCCATATTGCATTGTTAGTTAGTAAACCCGCATCATATAACTTGCTTAACATTCCTATACGTTTAGGCCTTGCAGAAAACCCACCAATGAACATAAATTTTTCAGTATTGCAATTCCACTGTTTGATTTGCTCGATACGGTTATTTTTTAAATAATTATTTTTTACTTCTTGTACAGCCCAATGAAATTCTACTATTTCAAAGTCTAAATTTCTTTTATTAAGCTCATCTTGATATTCATGACATTGTCCAGGTACAAGATAAAACTTTTTAATTCCGAGATTTTTTGCACTTTTTTCTAGTCTTGCAAGAAAATTATACCATTCATCGTTGTGCTTATATGTCCATCCGTCTGCAATCATCATTCCTATAATAGTATCAGCGTTTTTTTCTTTAATAGCAGTTTTTATATCTGCCATTGCCAAATTATATGTTGCTTCTAAAATATCGATGTCATCGTATTGATCCTCATATAAAAACCATAGTTCTAAAACAATAATTGCGCCAATCATTTTTTTATAATAACTACCATGATAATTAAAGGATCATCTGTATAATTCCAAACTCTGTGAAATTCAATACTTGCATCAAGTCCAATTACTAACCCGTTGATCATTGAGTATTTTGTATCTTTAATAACCATGCCACACTCATCTATGTTTGACGAACCTGAGTGTATAACATTTACAATTCTAAAATTAGGATCTTCTTCGTCGGTGTGTTCCGGAATAACTGTATGTGAATCAATTGACATATACATTGCTCTAACAACATTTTTCATGTTAGATATTATTTTGTTTTCTTCAATAAACAAATCTAAAACTTCGTCCGAAACTGGTTCGTCTACATTAAAAAATTCTAATACACGAAAACGACACGCTTCTTCTTCATACTTAATATCACTAATGTGCAATAATGGAGCAGTGTCAATAAAATTAATAGGTTTTTTTGACAATATATCAATAACCAAATTTAAGTTGTTTTCTGTTTTGTATTCTTCTAAATTAACCATTGCCAGTTAGTTCCTTAATTAAATTTTTATAATACGTTTCTGTTTCGCTTTTTGAAACATTGTATATTTTTGTTTCAATAAACTTTTGTAAAATATCATTGCCCACAAGTGTTTCATTTCTAATTTTATTTAAGTCATTATGAAAATTTAAAAAATGTCCAAATAAATCGTCTGCATTGTCATGCATGTAAGATAAAATGGATTCGTCAATAATATATTTTTTATAAATGTTTTTTAATTCAATTGGCATATTTCGTATGCTTAAATGCTCTGGATATTGTATTAGATCATAATTCCATCTAAACTTGGGATAATATTCTTTAAAATAATTTTTAATTTCTTCTACAAATATTGCATTATATATTCCTACTGTAGTTAAAATGTTAATTGAAAAGTTATCATTTAATGTGTGATAAAAATCTAAGTTTTGTATTATGTCATTAAAGTCGCTGTTTTTTCTAATAAAATTATTCAAAGGTCCTATTGCATCTATGCTAATTGTTATAAACACCGATTTGAAGTTTTTTAAAATGTCTATAGTTTCATTGTCAGGCTTGATTGTACCATTTGTAAAAAAATCTATTGAAACACTCTGTACGTCTGCTTCTTGATTTATTTTTTTTAGGAAAGGTTTAAAGTGAGGACTGTACAAAGGTTCGCCGCCGGTAATGTCGTAATGCTCTACAGATGACAGGTCTATTTCTCTATAAAATGTATTTTGAAAATATTTCACTGGCGAAAATGTTGTGCTATACAATTCTTTTTCTTCGTCGAACCAGAGATGACTATATCCACTGCTGCACATTCTACATTTTAAGTTACATACATTGTCAAGCACAATGTTAAGGTCTTTAACATTTATTTCAGTAACATTGCCAAACCTTCCAATAGATCGTTGTCTCATACTTTCCATACCGCTTTGTTCCTGAAAGTAGCACTGCTCGCAGCCCTTTATTTTTTTTCCATCTAGCATATCTTGTCTAATTTGATTCATTTTTTTACTAAAAAATAAATCTTCAAATTTTCCTTGATCCATAAACTTGCCTGCATCCATAAATGCACAACACGGAAGTATAGTGTTTCCATTTTGTAAACTAGAATGCACCCAAGGCAAAGGGCAGTATGTATTAGACATATTCTGTAACCTGTAAAATTACTCTAGGTGTGTGACCTATGTTAGCTGCACCGTGCGTATCTCTGCTATCATAGTACTCAAACACATCTCCGGCTTTATAATCTTTGATTAGTTCATTTCCGTATACAAATAAGTGCCCCGACGAAAAGTCTTGTAGAGGAACCCAATATCGCTTACAAGTTTTGTAATGTGTAAATGGGTCTGTGTGCATTGGCATAAATTGGCCAGGCATTAACTTGGTGATCCACCAATCGGTTTTTCCAGTACACCACGGAGGATCTATATTAATGCTCAAATCGTGCTTTTCATATACCCACCAATCTACCGCAGTTAAGTCGTATCCTGCTTCCTGTGCTTTTTGATATTCTGCACTTTCTGCGGCAGTTTCAGGCGGCCAATCTCTGGGCCTTGCTTGTCCTACTGTGTTTAGGACAAGTTCTCTCCATTGTGGATCGATCCAGTTTGCAAAATTACCTTGATAAATCAATAGTGCTCCAAATGATTTATACCCAATTGTTTACGAAATGAATTGCTAAACTTACAGTCAATTCTCATCCCGTATTCAACTTCTTTGCTTTCTTCTCCGCCGTGCCAATCTTGGTCATTCCAAAATGCTGCATTAGCATTTATATAATGTTTGTTTTCTGTGTCCGGATCCCAAATATAAAAACCACGTTTTGTTCTATATCGAATATGAATAAATTCGTTATTGTGAGAAGTGTATTGGTGATCGGTTAACACGCCGTTGCGTGCATCTAAATCTCTATGTTCAAATGCTTTGCCGTTATGGTCACAATGAAAGAAAATAACCCGGCCAATTCTATCAATTATTCCTGTATGCTGTAAATTTTCTACCCATTTTACAACTCCTGGAAAATATTTAGATTCTTCTGTTTTCTGTCGTTCAGCATTGCGTTCATTCCAGTCCCCTTGATCCCACAAAAAGTAATAAGTGTACGGATCATTTGCACCCACGGTTGTTTTTAGATATCTAGTAAAAATATTTCTATTTCTAAAATCTTTTAAATCGGTAAAATATAGCTTGTCACCTATAAGTCTAATTGGATCACTTTCGGGCAATGCAAGATATTCTTCGACTGCTTTGTATATCGGTTTCCAGTTAATTATATAACTTGCATCTTTCCAATCAAACCCCGGAGACATCCACGTTCCTTCTTTAGCATAATCTCTTGCTAATGCAAATCCTCGTGCTATTTCAGGATGTAATTTTTTAAATCCTTCTACATCAATGTAGGGATCTAAGTTAATATAAGGTTTACCGTCAATTCCTCTAATCATACTGTTACTTATCGCTAATTATTAGTATGCATACACAGTTTGACTACTATTACAACAATGTTCCTGGCAAAGGATTATGTAGAAATAATCTTATTTATACTAGTCTAATATCAAAAGATCGTAAAACGTTTTGTCAGTGGTATTATAACGATAAAAATTATCACGGCGGACATAACGAAGTTGTAGATTCAAAGTTAATGGAAGAAAAGTGGCACAGAGAAGTTAAATTTTTATGCACTATGGCAAAGCATTATCCTGAGCATGTTCCAACAATAGACACTATCGATCACATAAACAAAAAAATATATTTCGATATAGATGGTGTAGATTTTTGGGAGCAAGCACAGTGTTCTCAAAACAATTATAGTAAAATTTTACCAGACTGGCAAGAACAAATGCTAGAAATTATACAAGCACATGCCGACTTAGGAATATACAAATACAGTATGCATCCTAGTAGTTACTTTGTTGTCAACGGAAAATTAAAAAGCATTAATTACTTCTTTTGTTATACAGATGAAGATACGCCAATTAGCTTGACAGATGTAATGAGTCATATTAGTATTAATAGAAGACAATCGTTATTTCCTAAAATGGAAGAATTGAGCATAGATATTGATAAACCTACACCATTTTACAACATACAAAAGTTAGCCTTTGAAAGTTTTAAAACAGATTTTCCTGCAGATGTAATGGATCGAGCATGTTCTATATACAAGAATACAACGAAGATTTAGATTTATCAGAATATTATCGTCTTGCATCTGAAAGAGGATTTTATAATAACAACACTAAAGAAAAATTAATTGATACATGGTTACATATGGATCGATGGCAAGTTTGGTTGTTATACTATAATGAAATCATTGTAGGATCTATAGCTGCGCATAGTTTAGAAGAATTAGGTGTGCTAGGCGATGCTTACCGTATTGCTGCTAGAACTTGTACTTTTGACGATTTAATAGGACAGAGAAAAACCTTAAGAACTCCAAATACCATTATTGCAAAACATCAAAATCTAACTGCACAATTTTTATTACCGCTTTGTATAGAATGGGCCGGCAAAGATAAAAATTTGTATATTAGTTCCAATGAAAACGACACAGGCACTCAAAAGTATGTTCATAGACTTTATTGTCCAGGTTTAAAAAAAGTTAACGTATTAGAAGAGTCAATTGAATTAGAATACAGGGGTGCTATACAAAGTTTTTGGCGAATGAACGTGCCGGAATTTTATCGTCAAATGGAAGAATTTTGGTGGCCAGAAGCACGAGCAGCACTAGATTTATACAGGGCATCTAGTGCAAAATGATCTGTATTAATGCGTTTTAATTCATTATACACGTGGTTTGTTAATTTCCATCTAAATTCTACTTGTCTAATACTAGGTTTTTGAGCCCAAAATATAATAGTATCAACTACATCACTCAATGGTGTATTATAATCACTATTAAATGCTGTAGTGTCATCTTTATTAATTTCTGTAGCTTCGAGAAAACTTAAATCTAAATGCAGTATAGGAATGCCATCCGGATTAATACTTTCTAGTCGACATGCTTCTGCTAGTGCTTGTTTGTCATGAACATATTGAGTCGGAATAAGTTCAGGATACAATCTACTAACACTGCCCATTACAACCATCATATCAACTTTGTTTTTAAGTGCATGAAACAGTTTTAATTGCTGACTGTCTCTATAAGCATTATTAATAAACAATTCTGCTCCGGTTGCCTCTTCAACAATTTTATCAAAATCTTTTTCAATGTCGTACCCGTTGCTTCGGCTCATCCCTACAATTTCTCTACAACTTATCTTTTTAAATTTATCGTAGATGGCCTTTCCTACACCGTTAGTATGTCCAGTGATTATTATTTTCTTTTCACTCATTTATATTATATCCTATAAAGTTTACGTCTGGATTGTCTAACCAAAATTTTATACTATCAGAGATCAATTTATAATTTTTGTAACTACTACTTGTAAGTCTCAAGTACAAAATAGGATATTTACTATGCAATGATACAGACTGTACATATGATTCTAACTCTAGTTTAGTTTTGCTGTATTCTTGCATGTTTGGGTCAGGATTAATTGATGCTACACTTCCCATTACCACCAGTCTGCAGTTATCTTTTAATTTCTTAACATATTCTAACTGATTTGCATGAGCATTGAGAATAACAACACTGCCTTCTTTGAATCCAGCTTCCATTATGTTGTCAACGTCGGTAATCAGGTCA